CATCTCTATCGAAGAACTGTTCCATAGGCATTAGTCCATCTTTCTTGGCTGTAGCAACACCAATCAGTTCTCCCAGGACTTTCGCGGCAGCCGAAGAAGATGTCAAAGTTGGGTTCTTGGAACCGTCCAAAGTACGGAGCCAAGAGAAGGTGTCGGACTGGGGCAACTGGTCCTCAAACTCATCTGTTCCGGCTGCCGCAGCGGCAGCAAATGTTGATATTTCTGATGCAGCGGAAACAATCCGTGCGGAAACTAATTCTGTCATCTCATCGACGGTCACCTGTCGTTCGTTGCCGTTTTTATCCACAGCTTTAAAGCCAACTATATTTTCTAAATTCAAATCACTCATAATATCCAAATTTTATAAAGTTCTTATATAAGTTTTCCACGCTTTTGAAGTGCCGCCAATCGATTTGTACAGCTTCTTCCTGCCACCTTTTATCTTGTACCGGGAAAGGTTGCTTCCGTCGTAGTTCACGGGATAATCCAAATTGCCCTCGTTGGCATACGCCTCCATTTCGTATGAGATGGTATAATATGCCGAACTCGCAGGATGGCAGATAGGGTTTCCCTTAACCCACTCGACAAAATACCGCCAGTAGTATTTTACCCATGAGCCGATAACCTGTGCCTGACGCAAGTGTATGGTTTCGTGCGTCAAGCTTTCCTTACCCGCATAGGTCTGCATATACCTATCTATGTTCTCCTTGTTCTCGGCACGGTATATCATCCGTCCGCACCACATCATGAAACGGTATCTCTTGAAAGGATAATGCTTCATGGGAAGCAGCTCAGGAGTATCAAAATCACCCGGCTTGCTTGAGAACAGCATCTTGATTAATTGCCATAATTCTTTCATACTACTCCTTCTTTTTATCCAGATAATCATTCAGTGAGTCCGCCAGCAGACCGGGCAGCATGGAGGTGGAGCGTCTTATGATATCCACCTCCTCTTCGTCAAGTTCCACACCATCTACAGTCGACTTGAAGATTTTCTCCGCAAGGAGATGCGCCTTCAAGCCCGCTACGTTCTTATATATCCAGTCACCGAAGGCCTCAGTGATGTTACTGGCTATAAGCTTTTCTTTTTTAATCCCATCATAAATAGGGAATTGTGCAAAATTTATTCTCATACTTTATATTTAAATTATCCGCAATAAAACATAACCCAATAATTACCCATACACTTAATGAAGCCGGATGCAAAATCCAAATCAATATAAGACACCTCCTGTCCTCCGGGAGCAGGCAGGATCCGTCCTCCTGTCAATCTTACTCCGCCGCTCATACGTTTGAAGTATATAGTATGTCCCGGAACATCCGGAGGAAGCGTCACTTCTATATTGTCTCTATTAATAAACATCACATTATCATCGTTGTTGTTCAATGAAGCTTTGACAGAGATATTCCTCCAGTTGCCAACTATGCCACGAAGAGAAACATAGCTGTCATTGTTCGGATGAAGGAAAATGTTACCTCCCTCCACGAATAGAGGAATGCTCGGAGTCTTGATGTGCATCCCGATCATGGCATTTGGACTCTGTATGTCAATTCCAGCATCATACTTAATCCCTTCAATGGTGACAAACTGCGTGTTTCCCCCGATTCTTACGTTTGCAAATGTCCTTTCGTTATAAAACTCAATTTGTCCGGCAGACAAATTGAAACCGACGTATTTATTTGTTTCATTTTCATAAAGGATCTTTGAGGACAATATTCCCGAAGCGATGGAGAACGGACCGATACGTCCTTTATCCGCTGTGATTGTTCCTGTAATCTCTGCATTCTTACATTTAAAATACCCGGTTACACCGTTGATAAGAAGAGTTTCACCTTTGTCATTAAAAGATTTGAGAACCTTGTCTTTGAACATGAAGCCGGCTACATTCGCACCATCGGCAAACAGGGTGTCAGTGGCGATATTCACAAACTTCTGCATAGCTTCCCAATTGGAATCACCGTTGACAGATGTGGGTGCAGCGGTAACGGAAGCGCCGTAATTTTTTACAAGGAAATTATAATAAACTCCCCCTATCAGATATATGACCTTATCCCGGTAATCCGCATTCCAGACGTAAGTCTGTCCGGAAGCCCATACGCCTCTGTCACGGGGAAACGCCCCTGTTGCTCCTGTCGCTCCTATGGAACCATCATTTGCAACACCCACCCCTTTTTCAGCGACAAAATTATTATTCCATGCGTTTGCGTCCGACGCGGATTTATAAGCCCGGACGGCAAACTGGGTGTATCCGGCTGTCGCTGGAACGGATATCTGATTGCTTAGGGTAGCACCTACGTGAGCCAGCCAGCTTCCGTTGTATTTGCGGGCTGCCAGATAAAGCGTGCTGCACGTGCTTACATTGCCTGCCACATTCTGTTTGCAAGTGACAAGGAATCCAGACGGGGATGGCGTGCCTGTTGAAGTGAAGTTGATCACGCTGACAGGACTGTCCAGCCAGTAGGATGCCGACGGTCCGACGGGGGCAACCATCTCCTGCCAGTCCGCATGTACCGTCCGGTTCGCAGATCTGCCGGCGAGGATGTATCCGCCGTCTCTTTTCCTGCGGAGTCTGCCGTTTCTGAACTTGGCGATTTTAATCGGAGGGTTGGAGGTTTCAACCTTGCTTAAGTAAGATCCTCCGGCAAACGATACTGTACTGTTCTTGGCATACGGAGTATTGGCGGATTCCCAATGACCGGCTGCTGTGATGCTCTCACCATCCTTTCCGTCACTGCCGTCCACAACCATCGGGACAGTTTCGACATCAACCGCCTGACCGTTCACGTAGAACACGAACTTCAAGCTACTGGTAAAATTACCGGAAGCCACCCCGACACCATCACCGATGGGAACCTCGGCCGCACCGTCACGACTGTACTTTAACTCCCCGTCCGTTGTGGCCGTAGTGACTGCACCGACTGTCTTCATACGCCGACAGGATACCGAAGCTACACTGTAACCGCCGTTCTTGTTCTTGCTGACCATCGTGACCGAAGTGACAAGGCTATAAATTACCGCATCGGAACCGTCCGCCCCGCCACGGACACCGGTTATCTTGAAAGTCAGTTCACGGGTATAGAGCTGCCCGTTCTTCATTGCAGCCAGTGTGATGGTGACCGTATTCTGTTCCGGAACCGACTTTCCGGCAGCGACGGATATCGCCACCGCTCCGGTGGCCTTGCTTGTGCTTGCCGTGAAACCGGCAGGCGTGCTGACTGTTAAAGTCTCAAGGGTGAGTTTCTCGGTACCGTACCACATGGATACATGGGTAGTCCATGACTGTGCGGAAGTAGTAACACCGGTACTGGTAAGAGCGACGCTCACCATCTCATTGTCAAGGTCGGCCATGATATTCGACTCCCCGTCCTTACTCCAACGGTGCACAGGGGCCGGAGTGCTCCATTCACTCCATACTCCATCACGCTTCACACGTTTGCACGCCCATTCCACCTGATGGTCTGCATCCACGCCAAGAAAATCATCTGTCCAGCCTTCCGGTATATAATCATCCTGCTGCTTCGAATCCGGCTTGTCAGGGGTAAGGCCGATGATGTTGGTACGGGTGTAGATCCACTCGTAACCTTTGCCGTCCTTACCGTCAGTCCCGTCTTTGACCATGACCATCCACAAACCATTCCGGTATATGTAAGTACAATGGTCAGCCGTATTTCGGTAGCTGTCACCCTCCTTGGGATTGGACGGATGGGATGCGAACTCACCCAAGAAGGTGATACTCTCACCTTTAAGTTCACGACCGTCCAGCAGCATCTCCCAGTCTTCATGCACGGTCCAGTCGGCTGATTTCCCGGCAAGGATATAACCGCCATCCTTTTTCTTTCGATAATTGCCGTTCCTGAACCTTGCAATTTTAATCGGAGGATTGGATGTTTTCACCTTGGAGATAAAAACACAGCCCGCCAAAGTGACCATGGTATTGACCTCGTATGGGGTCTTAGAGGATTCCCAATGACCGCCACCTATTACAGACAGGCCCGGATCACCCTTGTCACCTTTGGCGGCTGATACAAGCCAGTCCGGATTGTTTTCGGATGGCTCGGAAGTAGTGCCCTTGTCATTGACGCACAACCATGTGGAACCGTTATGGGGCACACGGGAATAATATGCGTACTTCCTGCCCGGCTCCCAGCTAGGGAAGTCGATAGGAACGCGGACTGTGCTACCGGTAATTTCATCAATTTGAAAAATCAATCCTGTCATGATGATATCCTGCAATACCGCCGAGAACCTGTCGCAGTTGATCCCGTTGATGGTCATACCCTTCTTCTTGCCGAACCAGCTCTTCATCTGTGCCGGCTCCGGGTCCCAGGTGTTGGCATTGTCAACAAGGGTGATACAGCAGTTACCGTCACGCACGTCTATGATGATATAAGTCTGACGCTCCTTGTCGGTGAAGTTCCCCGTCTGTCCGAGACGCATCTCGTTATGGGGAACGAACTCATATCCGGGACGCGGAACCATCATGAATGTCTTCTCGTCATAATCTGCGGAAGTGATACGGTACTGTATTTTTCTGAAACCAATAAAGTCACCGGTAGTGACGCTTTTGTCATGCCAGAAGCCTAGGAGGATATCGTCCGGCTTCTGTCCCAGCGGTACACCATCCTCCAGATCGGGGGTGACAGTATAACTGCCGTCACTATTGGCGATAAAGCTTTTTATCTTCAGCCCTCCGCCGGGACTTATAGTATTGTATCCCTCAAAATAAGTCTGACGATTGAAACGAAGTTCAGGAACACTCAAAGAGCTGCGCAGAACCAAAGCCTCCAGCTCGGCACGGGCATCCTCACCGATGTAACCGCCCTGAACACCGGTGATAAAGTCACCGAACTTGGCGTATTTCTTGATGACGGTTCCGCCCAACAGGGATAATAGGAAACCGGTGCGTTCCTCCGTGTCCTTGCGCATGAACATGATCAGCGAGCGCAATGCGGAATACACGTTATGGTCTGTCGCAGGGGTGGAGTCGTGGCTTCCGATCACATACACACCGCTGCCACCACCGCCCGTATAGGTCTGTCCCTTCAGGGTAAGGCTCTCAACCTTTTCCTCCAGCTCCCCGATACGGGAATAGGCGGCGGTTTCCCCGACAGTATATATAGGGGAATCATAAGCTAAATCAAGATTGAATTCAAATCCGATAACCCTTGACTGCCTTCCGTTCTCGAAATAAGCCTTGTTGATAAGGTTGACCTTTTGACCGATGCTGTAGAGGTTGTGAATGCCATCCTCACGGTATGCGTCATTTGACATCATCGTGCAGCCATAGGTACTCGGGTCTATCTTGGATTTGGCAGCGTACTTTTCAGTCTTTTCCTTCAACTCCTGCTCGGCGGCACCCACAAGCCCCAGCTCGGTTATTTTCGTACTGTCCCAGCCGGAAAGCACATATTCATCTCCATCCTGGGGAAAGAGCACATCACCGGGAAGCGGTCTGCCATAGTCCTCATTCCTGACTATCTCCCAAAGCTGTGCCTCAGGGTTCCATCCGCCATCCTCCAATATCTCCGGCTTTCCCTCAGGATTGAACTTCACGGCAAACTCCAAACCGTTGAGAAGTCCGGACGCGAAACGTATCCTCAGCTCCTGACCGGGGAGGATATATTTCTCGGAAAAGTTAACACCCGTGTCCCTAAAGCGGTAGGCATTCCATTTTTCCTCGGTGGTTGTACCGTCCTCATTCTCCACCTTGTCCGTCACTTCGATAGTGGTGACATCCGACATGATGCCCGTTCTTCGGGGATAGACTTCATCGAAGATAACCACCTGCTCGACGGCTTCCTCGGTAGTCATATCAGGATAAGCGTCAATGTAAGGAGTGCCTTCGGGAAGCATCAGCCTGCGCTGCACCACGCCGTTCACAACCACGGTCTCGTCAACCGGACGGTAGTCAGATGGGATATTCTTTGTTGAACCAAAAGCGTAGATACGGGTGGCATAAGTGGACCGGGATTCTGACTGTGACATTTCCTGCACGTTTTTCCCGATTTCGAAATCCACCGCATCGCCAGACTCACAACGTCCGAAATGGATGATGTTTTCAGTCACCCAACATTCGCAATCCCATTTTTTCGCCATCTCAAAACAAGCGTCAAGGATGTTGATGTTATCGTAACTCATCAACTGGGACTTGTTTTCGACTGTGGAATCAATGGAGAAAACAAAATCCTGTCCTTTGTATGTGTAACCAAGAGCTTTCAAATTTCTAAGGACTATACCGGCTTGTACGTCAAGCGGGGCGGTCAGGTTCCAGGACGCCTCCTGTCCGGTCGTCTCCGGGGTATATTTGAAGATTTTGTTTTTCCATTTCCAGTAGTAGGCGTCAAGTCTTAATTCGTAATCGTAGCCGGCGGTATTGGTGTTGAATGCGGGCTTCTGCAAGTCGCACACCTCGAACAATCCGAAGTTACATTCCACGTATGAGCCAAGTTTGAAATATATGGGATTCTCTAAGGAGAACTTTAACATGATGTAGTCCTCCTTCATCAGAGTGAACTTACGCTTGCAGCCTTCATTGATCAAAGTTGTAAGCAGGATAGCACCGGATATGTCTTTGATGTCGATTTGTTCCATGTCTTCAAAGTTCGGGGATAAAAAAAAGAGTGCCCAATTTTGAGCACTCACATACACGACAATAAAACCAATGTCGTGAATTAGCTTCTGTTTGCCGGATTTGGCTCGTTAAACTTGGCTGAAATTTTTCCGAAAGTTCGGTCTAAACTCTGTGCGTAAGTGACACTCTTGCCAGTATAAATAAGATGGTAAACCTCGCTACTATTAGCAGGAATCTGAATATCAACCACACCTTTATACAGCTCATCAAAGAAAGCTTTCTTCTTTGCTTGATAATCAGACTGAGAATTACTCTCGATAGTGAACGAAAGAGTTATTTCCCTCTCATCGACTTTAGGATTATTGATTATTACCCGTTTCCCATGTTCAAGTCGGCTTTTGTTCTCAATAAAATCCTTCATGGGAGCGG